TGTTTTGATGCAGTCATCCTTGAATGAGGTTGGTTTAGCTGATCATTAGTTACCCAACCTTCACCACCATATAACAGTTCATAATCGATATTATAAGTACAATAATAAGTAGGGTTAGCTTGTCCACCTCCTGTAACAGGTTGTCCAGTAGCTGTTATACGATAAACAAGATTCTTTTTAGCTGAGTTACTAGGATGGGTTTTGTAAAATAACTCTGTACCTACACTCTTACATTCCCCTCCAGTCCAGACTGAATTACTAGACCCAGTGTCGTCTTCACTCCAACTGAGAGTTATACGTGTAGCAGTTGTTAGAGTAGTTGTAGCAGTATTATCATATAATTCTAAACCATATTGTGATGCATACTTAATTTGTTTTAATTCAACAAATGCTTCTGGATCTCTAGCTGTCGCAACAGTTGCAGCCATTGCTGTAACTTTAGTACGATTAGTTACATAAGTATAATCGTTAAGAGTTAAAGTTTGTAGATCTTGATCAGCAGAATGAGTTAAATATGTTTTAACATTACCTTGATGGTTAACTGTTTTAGCATTACCATCACGATCCCATATTCTTACGGTACCGTCTGATCTAGATATTTGTCCTATATATTGTTCTGTTTCATCTCTGTAATAATGAAACCATTTTCCATTTGTTACTGAATTTAATGAGGCAGTACCATTATCACTTAAGGATGCTACAAGTCTACCTCCTGGTCTTTTTAATAAACCTTGTGTTATATCAGGAAGTACATTATTAGCTTTAACAACTTGACCTGGGAGTTTCTTTTCGTCAGGTTGTTGTGATATACCACCTATATAATTGTTTACTGTTTGTGTAATGCTTGCCATTATCTACTCAAAGCTTGGTAAGGTTGATATGCTCTATAAAGTGAACTATGTTCTAAACCAAAGTATGAAGGATCAGCTTGGCTACATTCATACTCAGTACAAACAGCTCTTGCTTTAGCTTCATCTTGTTGCAATAGAGCTACAAGTTGTGGGTTAGATACTAATTGAGTAGCAGCTCTTACTGCTGCTCTATAAGTTATATAACGTTGAAAGATGTTAGGCAGATCTTCAAATTGATATAGAGTAACAATATCTAATAATAGATCTCCTGTAAATACATCTGTATGATCTACTAAATCATATAATCTTCCATTACGTACTACTACATCTACAGTTCTATCAAAATTATCATTATTTCTATCGTACCTTAATGTATTAACTGGTAATGTTAAGTAACCATTAGCATCTGGAGTAACTTTTACATGTTTCTCAGTATTAAAATGCCAGCCTTCATTTTGTACATCTTTATTTACTTCAGTTAAGATATTATAAATAAAAGATACTTCAGGATTTTCATAAGAGTTGGTTGTAACTGTTGTACCTGCAGCTGTTGTTGTAGTAGTTGAACTAACATTACCTAATGCAGTTACTGGAGACTGACCGATGGCACCCAGTATTGAGTTCACTGCGGATAGTTCTGTATCGGTGTCAATTGTGGAAGTAGCCATAGATTTGTGAATAAAAAAAAAGGGGAGCCGAAGCCCCCCGATATGTTGGTTAAATAATATAAATTATGTGAAGCTTGCGTTAGAAACAGCAGTGTTGTTCCAGTTAGCGGAAACATCAACACCAGCTACAAGTTCTATAGCAGCAGCAGGGTTAAGGAAGTCAGCTCCCATAGCCAAGCGTCCTAGAATGACGTCACCCTGGTAAACCACGGATACATCACCTGAAGTAACTTGGACCTGAGGACCTATAGCTTCAACCACTCCAGCAGCTTCCTTCTGGAATATGAGCCCACAAGACCCACCAAACTTGGCAGCAGTACCGTAGTTGTTAACGGTCTTCTGTCCAGATGGTGTAGTAGCAGCATCCATATCTTCCATATCTTCACCAATGAAGGAGCCTTTGGAAGCAGCCTCACCAATGTTAGATACAGCACCTGATGGTAGGTTAGCTAGGTTAACACCATAATCACCTAGGAATGGGATATTCATTGACTTGTAGATCTTGATGCCTGCAATGTCAAGGATTCCATTACCAGATTGTAATGCGTTACCTGTTTCGTCACGGTTAATCAGGTTGTTTGTAGCACAGTTCCTGATTAGTTCGTAGTACTGTCTTGGGTTTAGTACAGCTACTCGTCCGTCGCCACTGACACCTTTCTCATCTAGGATAGCAGCCGACTCGAAGAAGGCTTGTACTAACTTAGTTGAATCATAAGCATCTGTTGCGGCAGTACTATTAGCAGCACCAACTTTAACAATACTTCCACCGGGTTCTACGAAATTAGCCATAGAAACTGGTGCTGGCTGTCTAGCAGCCTTTGAGATCGCACGGAAAATCCTGCGGTCATAGTTTTCGGCTAATGCATAACCGATCTTACGAGAGATTTCACCACGTAAATCATAGTGAGCAAGTGTCTCATCTAATTCATACACGAATGCTGAACTGATTAAGAGGTCATCACAAGTGATGGTCTTCTCTGCTACTGGAGGTGACTTCTCGTCGTTACCTAATATAGACTGGCCTGGGACATGGAATTCCGCTTTGGTACGACCCGTGTAGATGAACTGTAAAGATTTCCCATTCTTTAAGGTACGTCTTGTAACAAGATCTCTAGCGATTGTATTACGCTGGAAACCTTTGAACATTTCTCCTGAGAACAGCTTTAAGTAAAGGGCTCTTCTCGCGGTAGTCGTGGTATTGGCACCATTATCGGCACCTCCCCAAATCGGTCCATTGGCATTGGCAGTCGTTGCTTGTTGTGCCATTGTTATGGATAAAATTTAATATGTACTTTCTTGCATGCAAAATTTTTTGATCATTTTTTTTGTAGGTCTTTCCCTACCGTCTAGACGGCTAAAGGGTATCCTCCTTGGAGGGCCAAAAGCCAAAGCGAGATATCGGAATCGAACCGATGACAATAGCTTGGAAGGCTACAGTTTTACCGCTAAACTAATCTCGCTGGTCAAGGCATTCAGGTGCCTCTAACCAAGCCTTACCTTGTTCATGGTAACGAACGTGTAAGGTTTCTATAAATATGAAAATAGCTAGAAGCCCGAAGACTCCTAGCCATGGTCCGTTAAGACGTGAGAGCTTCTTCAAGAGAATTGTAATCAATCTCTTCATCTACTCCAGGTGGTTGCTTATCATGTGGAAGTGTATCTACTGTTTCTTCAGCTGGAGAGTAGGGCACTGGATGTGCTACTCCCAAACCTCCTTTAGTTTGTTGTCCCATTAGAAAGCGTATTTAGCTCCTAGTTTGGTACCCCATGTATTATCTGTATCTTCATCAAATACATTTGCAAAGGATACTTCACCATAGACACCTAACTTATCAGTAGCAGCTACAGAGCCACCTACTTTACCAGACCAATTAGATTCAGAGTCAACACCATCAGCGGCATTGATTGTCTTACCGCCCTGTGCATACCAGTCAAAAGAACCTAGTGTGTTCTCATAACCAACATGTAAGTCGGTAGCTCTGGAAGTATAATCAGATCCAGTGTAGTTACCGTTAGTTTCTACGTTAACATAAGGTCCAGCAATTGCAGGAGCAGAAGCTAGAGTGGCCGCTAGGGCTAGTGCAAGTTTTTTCATTGATTAATTAAATAGTTTTAGTGTAAGTTACACCGCGATACTTTAGTTTTACTGTCATGAGTAATTCCTAATGTACCAAGACCCCGTTCCATGCCTTGGTCGTCATGCGTCCATGAAAATTAATGGATGAACGGACGCGGTGCTTATTTTTTCTTTGTTGTTTTAGAAGCTGCCTTAGTTGCTGCCTTTTTACCAGCAGGTGTATAAGGATACTTCTTTCCATTAACTTTAGGCATATTCTTTTTCCGGTAATGCCGCTAAATCTAGTGGGAAATTATGTGCGTTTCTTTCGTGCATTACTTCCATACCTAGGTCAGCTCTATTTAATACATCTGCCCACGTAGGGATAGTCCTACCTTCTGAATCTGCTACGGATTGGTTAAAGTTGAATCCGTTAAGATTGAACGCCATGGTTGAAACTCCCATAGAGGTAAGCCATATGCAAGCGACGGGCCAAGCAGCCAGGAAGAAATGTAAACTACGGCTATTATTAAAGCTAGCATATTGGAAGATGAGTCTCCCAAAGTAGCCATGAGCCGCAACAATGTTATACGTCTCTTCCTCTTGACCGAACTTGTAGCCATAATTTAAAGACTCTTGTTCAGTTGTTTCTTTGATGAGTGAACTGGTGACCAAGGAACCATGCATAGCAGCGAACAAAGCACCGCCAAAAACCCCCGCAACTCCCAACATATGGAAAGGATGCATGAGTATATTGTGTTCTGCTTGGAAGACAAACATAAAGTTGAATGTCCCTGAGATCCCCAACGGCATACCGTCAGAGAAACTTCCTTGTCCGAATGGATATACCAGGAAGACTGCAAAGGCTGCCGCCACTGGAGCTGAGTAAGCAACACAAATCCAAGGGCGCATGCCTAGTCTATAACTAAGTTCCCATTGTCGTCCCAGATAAGCTGAGATACCAATGAGGAAGTGAAAAATTGTGAGTTGATAAGGTCCGCCATTGTAGAGCCATTCGTCGATTGTTGCTGCTTCCCAGATGGGATAGAAGTGCATGCCGATGGCGTTGGAGCTGGGGACCACTGCTCCTGAAATGATGTTGTTTCCATAGAGTAAAGATCCTGCGACTGGTTCGCGTATGCCGTCAATATCGACGGGAGGTGCAGCAATAAATGCTATTATAAAACAAGTTGCTGCTGTAATAAGACAGGGTATCATAATGACACCGAACCACCCCACATAGAGGCGGTTATCGGTGCTAGTAACCCAGTCACAAAATCTATCCCAATTGGATTTTTGTAATGTGAGTGTTGACATTTATAAAGTGTTAAAGTTAACAACCAGGACTACCTGGACAAGCGTTAGCTACTGATACTACGGATTCTACACCGTATTCATTAACTGCATCAGCATGTGTTGTGTTATTAACATGTTGATTGTATCCTGTTCTAAACCATCTATCACCAGATGTTTCTACATTGTAAACAACTTTGTTATTTCCAACAAGGCTATTCTCATGATCGTAACCAATGTAATCGTGGTCACCGTCTCCTCTTGCCATAATTAAATTTCCTTAAGCGAGTTTTCTGATGGGTGATTTTTTATGTTCTGCTGTTGATTTATTTTTTGCCTTTGCTTTCTTAGCTGCTTTAGCTTGTGCATATCCAGCAGGAGTATATGCAAAATGTTTGTTTCCGACTTTAGGCATTAGAATTTAACTTGTGAACGTTCTAATTTTTCAAATACATCCTGACGATAAGCAGGATCACTATCATAACGAGGATCACTCATAGCACGTACTACTTCTGCTTGACTACGGAATCCATCAACAGGTGAAGCTGCTTTTCCTTGAATCATTTCACCCTCCGATCCCACAGAATCTGTATATCTATAGTACAATGCTTGTAATGCAAAATTAATTGTGTCTAAATTACCACCTTCTAATGCGTTATCGTAAGCTTGTATTTCTTCTTGAGTAAAATTTTCTTGCGCCCAACCTGTCATAGCTTTGTAAGCATCAGGACCACCTACAGCATTTTGTATTTCATTGACACTTTCATCTGTCAAAGGTGCTGTAGGTTCTGC